ACGAACTGGCTCTGGTCCAAATAAAGGCAACAATAACGCTACAACATCTAATACAGGATTAAAGGCGGCAAAGCCACCAGCTGCTAAACCGCAGAGCAGATCACCCTCAGAATCAGTGCCGTTTGATGGTACTCGTGTAGGTGGCCGTACGCCTAGTAATGCAGTACCGTTTGACGGCGTACCTAATAAAGCACAACCTAGAGAAACATAATAGGATATTATAATGGCAGAAGACGTTTTTAAAGCTACAGGACCGCTAAAGTCAAGTAAGCCCGGCGCAGGTGGCGGAAGTACTTTAGAGTATCCAGTAATAGGAGTTGTTAAGGACAACATTGACCCTACCCGCTCGGGTAAGATCAGAGTTCAACTTGAAGGTGCAACTAATAGCCAATCAGATAATGGAGACGGTTGGAAAACTGTACAATATCTCAGTACTTACTTTGGTATGGTTAAACCGACTGCCGGTCAGTCAGGCAATGGCGATTATGTAAGCAACCCAAGTGCATATGGTCAATGGCAAAGCCCTCCTGATATCGGTACTAAAGTACTGTGCATCTTCGCTGAAGCAGATCCTAGTAGAGGATTTTATATAGGTGCTATTCCTGAACCAGAAGCACTACAAATGATTCCTGCTATTGGATGCAGTGACAATGTAGTACCTAATGAAGGAGAAGCACAAGGATTGGCGGGCGCAACCAGATTGCCAGTAACTAGTATCAACACAAACAACAAAGCACAATCTGATAGCACAAATTATCTTGATGCCCCTAAACCAGTACACAGTTATACTGCCAGCATCATGAGTCAACAAGGTATCATTCGTGATCCTATTCGCGGCCCAATCTCATCAAGTGCTTCACGAGAAGCAGTAAGTCGTGTGGGCTGGGGCGTTGCTACTCCCGGTAGACCTATTATGGAAGGTGGGTACAATGATGAAAACTTACCTGAAAATTTGGACAGTAAAAATCAAGAGCAATTAAAAGTCACTGCCCGCAGAGGTGGACATAGCATCGTTATGGATGACGGCGACATCATTGGTCGTGACCAGCTCATCAGAATTAGAACAGCATTGGGTCATCAGATTATGATGAGCGACGATGGCCAAACATTAATGATCTTACATAGCAATGGTCAAAGCTTTGTTGAATTGGGCAAAGAAGGCACGGTCGATATATTTTCTACCAACTCATTCAATGTGAGAACACAAGGAGATATCAACTTCCACGCTGACCAACACATTAATTTTCATGCCAGTGAGAATATGAATATTCAAGCAAAAAATCTTCATATCAATACAGAAGAAGATTTTAAAATGCGTTCTGGTCAAAACTTGCAGCTATATTCAGTAGAAAACTTTACTGTAAAAAGTTTAGGTGCGGCGGCTATTAAAGCAGGCGGGCAAGCAAGTTTTGCAAGCTCAGGAATGACATTTATTAATGGATTAAAGGTAAACTTAAACACAGGTAAATCTAGTGTTAACCCAAAGAAAGTTCCCATCATTACTCTTATCACTCAAACTGATACATTACATGATGAGCAAAAAGGGTTCATCGCTGCACCGGGTAAGCTACTTACGGTTACTACAAGAACACCGGCCCACTATCCTTGGACTAATGCAGGTCAAGGGGTTGATGTCAAGAGTACACTAGATGCTACAAAAAGTCTTCCGGTAACACCGTCGAGTAGTGTTCAAAAAGCCAATCAAGAAGGTCTAGCATCAGGCGCTATTGCACCTGCTATTGCAACTGTTGCATCTGCGCCGGATACTAAAACAATATCTAAGTCTATGGACAAGACTGTTACTAATGCAGTTATGGGTAGCGTTGCTACTAGTGCTGCAACTGGTATTGCTAAGAAAGCTGTAACGACAGGCGCTGCTATTGTTAAATCAACCGGTGGTGTAATTTCAGGCGAAGGCAATATCGTCGCTGTAGGTACATATGCTCAAACTCCTACTCAGCTTGTTAACGCAAATATATTAAAGCCGGGTGCAGACACACTTATTAATGGATTGGCACAACGAGCAGGAGCTACCATTGAAAGTATTATGCCTACGCAACTCTTCACCGGTAAGCCTGGCGCAGTAGATCTAAAGTCTTTCATATCAGATACCGCATCACAGACTACAGCCGTTATTACAACAATGCAGAAAGCTCAAAATACTCTGGGCAAGATCGGCGCACTGACCGGCAAAGAAGCATCGACTCAAACAGCAGGAATAGTTGCAGCCGCAGCCACAGTAGGTCTTACATCCACTATAAATGCAGTTAAGAGTATTTCAGGTGTAGCAACATCAGCGGTCAACAATATTCCTGGTTCATTATCAGCTACGGTGTCCGGCGCCTTAGGCTCAGCTACTTCAGGCATAACTTCAGAGGTTAACAAAGTTACTGGACAAATTACAAACGTTGCCGGACAATTAACTGGCACGCTGGGTCAAGCAACTAACGCAATTGCTGCAATCGGTGCAGGAGCAGCCGCAGCTGGACTAGCAAATAAGCTAGGCGGTCTCGGTGGCATAAGCAATTCTATTAAGGGCCTTAGTAAGGGTCTCGGTGGGCTTAAGGGTCTTGGTGGCAAACTTGGTGGATTGTTCGGCGGCGGCGGAGGCGACGGTCCTTCGTTCACTGATCTAGTAGAATCAGTTAAGGGACCTGCTGGCGCTGCATTCACATCTATCAGAGACTCACTGAAGCCATTACAAGCCGGAGTACCTCAGAATCTTACTGCAATAGCTAAAGCTTCGGCGGCAACTATTGCAGGTATATCAAGTAGCGCAAGCGGAATAGCCGGCGTTGGTGACCAACTATTAAAGAGTTTTGTCGATCAAAACAACATCACCTCTATTACTGACCTTAATGAACTAATCGATAATAATACTGTTGCCGGAATTACTGGATCATTTAGACAAATAAAAGCTCAATTAGGATCAGTAGGGGATAGCTTATCAAGTCAGTCTGCTGATTTAATAAATCAATTTGGTGCCCTATCATCCAATATAAACGGAGGTATTAATATTGATTTACTATCTCAATTTGGAGGAAATGCAGTTTCTACTGTAACTAGTTTAACTAAGGCGTTAACCAATACTCCAAACTTAATTAATGGAATACCTGATAATTTAGGATCGATAGTGAATCCTATGAACACTCTGAATAATATTTTTAATGATATCAATACTGATGTCACTGGAATAAGAAGTACATCACCCTTAGTTCCATCTAGTGTTGAAAATGCAATTACCGATATTAATAATGCAGTAAAGGACATAAGTGGTATTGCAGGCGCTGCATCCGCTATTGCTAAGGGGGATATGACAGAATTAAGCAATGCTGCTAACGCTATCCAATCAGGCGCAAGCGCAGCTATGTCATCTGCATTGGCTAGTGGTATTAATAATTTACCAGGTGGATTAAAAGCAGTCAGTGCAGTTATGAATAATGCCGAAGGCGCACTCAACCGTCTTCCGGGTACTGAGATGCAAGGAGACATAGTTAATAATCTACAAACCTCAGCTATCAACGAAGTAAGCAAAACCGTCGACGGCATCACTAACTCAATTAATAGTAAATTGGGAGGAATATTAGGTAAAGAAGGCGGACTTACTAATTTGATATCGTCGGCTTTACCCTTAGGTAAAGCAGCAGGACTACTCTCAGGACTATCAGCATTGGGCGCAGGCGGCCCTGCAAAAATAAAATTACCTACGATAAGTTTCAATACATTTGATAGACTGGGAGTAGATTCACAGGTTAAAACTCTATTGAGCAATCCTAAGATTCCTTTACCAAATCTAGTAGGAGAAATCAAAGCGGGAGTGGTCAATCAGGTAGAGCAGTTGATTAAGAAGAATAAAGACGCATTTAAGATTTTTGATGAGCTAGAAAACTGGGATCAAAAAATCAAAGAAGCAACTGACAAATTATTTGAAGCAGAATCTAATTTCCCTGCCGGAGATAGAGGAATAGCATCAGCACAGGGCATATTAGATTCTGTATTGAATGATTCGGAATTAGTATCCTTACGCAAGAAAGCAGAATCGTTTGGTGAAAATGCAGTAGATGATGTTAGATCATTGATGTCATCTGCAAGTCAAACAGCAACAAATATGCTTAACAGTGCTAATTTAGGAAGTGCGGTTAGCACAATAAAAGCCAGTGCAATGGAAGTAATGCAGCAAACCAATAGTAACCCAACGAAAAACACCGTGAAGTCAATAGCTGGTCAGGGTTCAACTGCAATTACACAGTTACAGGCTAGATCGTCTTCTTCGCAGACCGATATCAATAATTCTATTGCAGGAATTATAGGACCATCAGATAACACTACTTTCATATAAATTAGGGACTAAATAATACTATGCCTCAGTACTATGGATATTCAAGCATCAATGCTAACAAACCCAAAACAACTAATGCCATATCAGGAGCAGATGGGGGTCCTGGAGGCATAAGACAACCAATTTACTGGGGAAAGAAATTTACCTTAGTAGATGAGCAGCTAGTGATTCAAGATTTTATTAATGCGTTCAATATTAGACAGGGTACTAAGGTAGGTAAACCAGGATATGGAACCACAATGTGGGACTTTGTGTTTGAACCAAATACGGCTGACATAGTACAGGCCATTCAAGTTGAAGTTCGTAGAGTTGCTTCCGCAGATCCAAGAATTCAAATTGCTAATATCAGCGTCTATCCAAAAGAGAATGGCATACTAATTGAATTAGAAATGGCAGTTACTCCTTTTAATCAAGCACAATTAATATCAGTGTTCTTGAATCAACAAACAGGCACTGCCGGACCGCAATAAGCTAAAAATCACGCTTTTTTAGAATGATAAATACTTTTAAAGAGTATGAATCATTATGGCAACAAGTTCTAGACAATCTGCTTTGTTCGGTTTGAATGACTGGAAGACTATCTACCAAACCTTCAGTGAAGCTGACTTTAGAAGTTATGACTATGAAACTTTAAGAAAAAGTTTCATTGACTACCTGCAACTTTATTATCCCGAAACATTTAACGATTACACTGAATCAAGTGAGTTCATTGCATTGCTTGATGTCATTGCGTTTATGGGACAAGGTCTTGCATTTAGAAATGATTTGAATGCTCGTGAGAACTTTATCGATACTGCTGAGCGTAGAGACAGTGTTATCAAGCTTGCCAATCTTGTCAG